ACTTCAATCAAAGAAATTCAACAAATCACTGCAGAAGATCTGAATGTATCAGAAGATATCACAGCAATTTTTGGTGGCGAAGATCTTTCAGAAGAGTTTGTAACTAAAGCAACTACAGTGTTCGAAGCCGCTGTTGTTTCTAAGGTAAACGAAATTCTAGAAAATGTCACTGTTGACATGGAAGCAGAGTTAGAATCTGAAAAAGAAGATATCATTGAACAAATGACAGAAAAACTGGATGATTATCTGGAGTATGTCGCTGAAGAATGGATGAAGGAAAACGAACTTGCTGTAGAGCAAGGCATTCGTGCAGAGATCGTAGAGAACTTTATGGTTGGTTTACGCAATCTCTTCACTGAAAACTACATCGATATCCCAGAAGAAAAAGTCGATCTTGTTGACGAACTAGCACAGAAAGTTGTTGAACTTGAAGATGCTGTAAATGAAGAAATGGAAAGAAACATTGAGTTGCGTAAGCAACTTGAAGAATCTGCCAAGACTTCTGTGTTTGAATCAGTCGCAGATGACTTAACAGAATCTCAAGTCGAGAAACTTAAGTCTCTTTCAGAAGGAGTAGAGTTCGAAACTGCGGAAGACTATCAAGATAAACTTGAGACTATCAAGGAGAGTTACTTCAAAGTAGAAGAAGAAACTTCTTCTGTAGATAACTCAGTTGATGATGAGCCAGTCGAGTTTGAAACTGACCATCAAGAGACTGTAGTAGATCCAGGTATGAGACAGTACATGGATGCTATCTCAAGAAGTATTAAAAAGTAACAATTTATAAATAAAACTAATAGGTAGATAACCGAAGGAGAAAAACATGTCAACTGACACTCTTCAGAAGAAGTGGCAACCAGTTCTCGAACATGCTGATCTTGAGCCAATCAAGGACAGTCATAAGAGATCGGTAGTTGCTCAACTTTTAGAAAACCAAGAAATTGCGGCTCGCGAGCAAGCGGGTCAAATGGAAGGATTTGGATCACCAACTTTGTTGGGAGAAACTCCAACTATGGCGGCAGGCTCTAGTCCTGCTGGCTTTTCAGGCTCAGCGACTGCAACTGGTCCTGTAGCTGGTTTTGATCCAGTTCTTATTTCACTTGTTCGTCGTTCTATGCCAAATCTGATTGCATATGACGTTGCAGGTGTACAACCAATGACAGGTCCTACTGGCTTGATCTTTGCAATGCGTTCACGCTATACTAATCAGTCTGGCACAGAAGCATTGTTTAATGAAGCTGATACTGGACATTCAACTGTTCCTGCTGGTAACACAGCGGCGGTCGGTTCAACAACTATCGACGGTTCAGCGGCACCTACTGGTACTGATCCTAATGATCGTGCTTCAGGTTCTGGATACACAGTTGCTTCTGGTATGACAACTGCACAAGCAGAAGGTCTCGGTAAAGATACTGGTAATGAGTTCCCAGAAATGGCGTTCTCAATCGAGAAAGTATCTGTAACTGCTGTTACTCGTGCTTTGAAAGCTGAGTACACAATGGAACTTGCACAAGACTTGAAAGCGATTCATGGTCTTGACGCAGAGCAAGAACTCTCTAATATTCTGTCTTCAGAAATTCTTGCTGAAATCAACCGCGAAGTTGTACGTACTATCAACTACACTGCTACTGCAGGTGCTCAGAAGAACGTTACTACAACTGGTACTTTCGATCTTGACACCGACTCAAACGGTCGTTGGATGGCTGAGAAGTTCAAGGGTCTTATGTTCCAAATCGAGCGTGATGCTAACGCGATTGCTCAGGCAACTCGTCGCGGTAAGGGTAACATCATGATCACTTCTTCTGACGTTGCTTCTGCACTTCAGATGACTGGTGTTCTTGATTACACTCCTGCTCTTAACAACAACCTGCAAGTAGACGACACAGGTAACACATTCGCTGGTGTTCTTAACGGTCGTATCAAAGTCTACATTGATCCATACTTTGCAGACACTACTAATCAGTACTACACACTGGGCTACAAAGGTCAGAACGCATTTGATGCGGGTCTGTTCTATTGCCCATACGTACCACTGCAGATGGTTCGTGCAATTGGCGAGAATACTTTCCAGCCTAAGATTGGCTTCAAGACTCGCTATGGCATGGTAGCAAACCCATTCGCTACTACAGCGGCTGACGGTGCTATTGCTTTCGCCAAGCAGAACAAGTACTACAGATTGGTTAAAGTAGCCAACTTGATGTAATAACAATAATAAGTGCTACATCACTGGGGGGCGAAAGCCCCCTTTTTTATGCGCATAAATATGTAAAGAAACCCCACTTTTTGGTACATAAAAATGTCACTACAAGCAAGTCTACCAGATAACAAGAATTTTCTAAGTCCATTGGGCTTTAAATTTTCTGTGCAAAAATTGCCGCATGTCAACTATTTCTGCACTAGTGCAAGTATACCAGATATGACGTTAGGACAAGTTGATACAATTACTAACACATTTATTAAATTGCCTACTCCTGGTGACAAGTTGACATTTGGTGCGTTGAATATAAGATTTAGAGTGGATGAAGATCTTAAAAACTTTCGCGAAATCTATGATTGGATGATTGGACTTGGATATCCAGATAACTTTGATCAAAGAGCCGCAATTAGTAGAAATGCTAATTCTATTGGAGAAGTATTTTCTGATGGCTCATTAATTATTACAACAGCATCTTACAAGCCAAACATTGAAGTAAAGTTTATTGATTTGTATCCTGTAGGTCTAGGCACAGTAGACTTTGATCTATCACAACAAGAAGTCGAATACGTAAACGCGGATGTTCAATTCATTTTTAGAAAGTATGAATTGACTACCATCTCATAGTTTGATATAATTGTAATTATTTTATCTATGGATTTATAGAATGAAAATTGAAGATATTGTCTCTGAATGGGACAAAGACAGTAAGATTGATGAGACTGAACTTGGGACCGAATCAACCAAGATACCTGCCATACACAATAAATATTTAAAAGTTTTTATGTCTGAGAACGTGCAATTGAAAAGAATGTACGGTCAACGTAACAAACTAAAAATGAAACTGATGAGTTATTATCTAGGCGAAATGGACTCAGAAGAATTAGAAGAGTTCAATCGTGATCAATTCTACAAGAAACTATTAAAAACAGAAGTTGAAACATATATTGAGGCTGACGATCTGTTTATCGAAACGAATCTAAAAGTTGTGATGCAAGAAGAAAAGGTGAATTATTTGGAGAACGTTCTGAAGTCTATTAATAGCAGAGGATTTCAAATCAAAAATGCAATTGACTGGATAAAGTTTACGCATGGATAGTATTACTATAACTTCTAAAGATGAAGTTTATGTAAAACTGCAGTTGAACTACGGGATTGCAAGAGAATTATCAGACTATTTTACGTTTGAAGTTCCTGGTGCTAAATTTATGCCTTCATATCGCAATAAGATGTGGGACGGTAAGATACGTCTGTTCAATACAGCATCGAATACTATCTATAAGGGTTTGTTCAGGCACATTCAACATTTTTGCAAAGAGCGAAATTATGAATGTATTCTGACTGGTGATCTCGGTGAAACTCGCGACGTTGCTCTCAACGAACTTGAAGAATATTTCAACGATGGGAAGTTTACTATTCGGGACTATCAATTGAGGGCAGTTGCTCATGCATTGCGTAATCATCGTTCTCTCGTCCTTTCTCCTACTGCGTCGGGCAAGTCATTTATGATCTTCTGTCTTATTAGGTACTTACTGGAGCAAACCTCTCAAAAAGCACTAGTCATAGTACCTACGACTTCTCTTGTTTATCAAATGTCTAAAGATTTTAGTTTATATTCTGACAACCAACAGTTGTATTCTACACATCTTATCATGTCAGGTCAAGAAAAATCTTCAGGTTCTCGCATTTTTATTTCGACATGGCAATCCATTTACAAAATGCGTAAGTCGTGGTTTGATCAATTTGGTATTGTGGTCGGAGATGAAGCGCATTTGTTTAAGTCTACATCACTTACCAAGATTATGACAAAACTCGATAAGTGTAAATATAAGTATGGCTTTACAGGAACTTTAGATGGCACACAAACAAACAAGTTAGTACTAGAAGGTTTGTTTGGTCCGGTAATGAGAGTAGTGCAAACTAAAAAATTGATTGAAGAGGGCACATTAGCAGATTTTAAAATTAAATGCCTATTGCTTAAACATCCGCCCGACGTTTGTGAAAAAGCATATAAATCTTCTTACCAAGAAGAAATAGATCTATTGATTAGTAGTGAACAGCGTAATAACTTTATCAAAAATCTAGCAGTGACTAGAACAGGCAATACTTTGGTGTTATATCAAATGGTTGAAAAACATGGTGAAGTATTGTACAATATGATAATGGAATCTGCAAAAGGCAAAAAAGTATTTTTTGTACACGGAGGCATCGATGCACGTACCAGAGAAGACATTCGTCATATATCGGAAACAAGAGACGACATTGTTATCGTCGCTAGTTACGGAACTTTTAGTACTGGAATCAACATCGTTAATCTCCACAATATCATTTTTGCTTCTCCAAGCAAGTCTCGTATTCGGAATCTTCAGTCGATAGGTAGAGGATTAAGAAGAAGTGAGAACAAAACTAAAGCGGTTCTTTATGATGTGGCTGATGATCTTAGGGTTAACGCATATAATAATCATACTCTTAAACATTTTGCAATAAGAAAAAAAATATATGATGAAGAACAGTTTGAGTATAAAATTTATAAAATAGGATTAGATAAATGATAACACATAGAATAATAAAACTCACTAACGGTGAGACTATCATTGCAGAAGTAGCACATAGTGATGATAAAATTACTGCAGTTATTGATCCTTTACAAATAGATATTGGAGAAAATCCAGAAAGTGGTCGACCAATGCTATATGCACTGACGTGGGTACCATTATCTGGAAACTCTACAATAGTCGAACTAAAAACGAATCATGTGGTAGCTATCTCTACTGTTGATGAAGATATGGATAGATATTACAGAAAGTCGCTTGCGGTTATGAAGAATGATTTCAAAACGCTCAAGCAAATTATTGAAGAAGAGGACGGCGATGAGACTGAAGTTCATCTAGCCGAAACTGAAGACATTGAGGATGAAGAAGATATGTGGATGAAAAAATTTGGTAAACCTATAGTAATGACAGCGAACACGGTACACTAAAATGACGGAAGCAAAGAAAAAACCATATTACGTAGATAATAAAAAATTTCTACAAGCAATGATAGAGTTTAAAGAATCCGTACAAATCGCAGAGACAACTGGCGCCAAAAGGCCTATCGTCCCTATGTATATTGCAGACTGTATAATGAAGATTGCGACTCATTTATCGTACAAACCAAATTTCGTAAACTATTCATTTCGCGATGAAATGATCAGTGATGGTATTGAAAATGCACTGCAGTACATCGATAACTTTAATCCTGAAAAATCTAAAAATCCATTTGCATATTTTACACAAATCATTTACTATGCTTTTCTGAGGCGTATACAAAAAGAGAAAAAGTATTTGTATACAAAGTACAAAGCAACTGAACATGCAAACATCTTTGGTGAAGTGAGCGATACGCAAGAGCACGATTCGCAGAATCACTACAATGATGATGTTAAGTATAGTGAATGGACAGAAGAATACATGGCAGAATTTATTGAGAACTTTGAAGAAAATAAACGACGGAAGAAGCGTAAAAAGAAAACAACGACGTTAATGGAAGATTAATATGAAAATAGCTTTGGTTACTGATACGCACTGGGGAGTTCGTAATGACAATCTTGCTTTCCTTGATTATTTTGACAAGTTCTATAGCACTATATTTTTCCCTGAGATTGAGAAGCGTGGTATCAGTACTGTGCTTCATCTTGGCGATATTGTCGATAGGCGGAAGTATATCTCTTATGTCACACTACGAAGACTTAAAGAGGGATTCATTGAACCCTGTGTCACAAAAGGAATTGATCTCCACGTTATAGTTGGTAATCATGATGTGCCATATAAGAACACTAACGATATTAATGCAATGCAAGAACTGTTTGATCAGACTAATGTGAAGTATTATTCAGAACCTGCAGATCTAGAATGGGGCGCAATTATACCATGGATCAATAACAGTAACTATGCATCAACAATGGAGTTTCTTAAAAAAACTAAGAACACCGTTGTGTTTGGTCATTTCGAAATTGCTGGTTGTTTGATGGGTAGAGGACAAGTAAATGATCATGGCATGAGTATCAGCG